TACATTATCTTTAACTTCTCCATTCTTATCTTGAAACTCAGTAAATTCAAAAAGTGTACCAAATTTAAGCAAACTCGTTCTCTGTTGTCCTTTAAATGAAAACGTACCTTTCTTAGTAAGCTTTTGGCCATCTGCTCCATCAGTAAATACATCTGATTTACTAATAATTGGATAGGTAGTCTCATTATCAACAGTTCAATAATTAATTGAGAGTCTATCTCCGGCTACAGCACCTAATTTATTAATAGCGTTTGAGGTAAGACAAATCTTATTTTCTTCAACCTCCAAATCAAAAGGTTTTGTGCTGGCCGTATTTGTAGAATTAGTAGACTCAACTTTTAAATTAGTTACTTTTTGTGTAGTTTCGTCAAAATTAAATGAAATTTTAAGCATCGTATTCAGCTATTTTTTCTAGAACATATTCCAAATCATTAGGAATATAATCTTCTTCGAAACATCCCATTGGACTCTTCGCTGTAGTAGTACCATCAGAATGTGTCTGAAATACATATTCGGGTTTATCATCTTCACCTCTACGAATAGTAGCAAAGAAAACGTATGTAAAGAGACCTTCTACAGTAATACTATTGTCTAGCATTTTTCCCAACGTCTTTATTTTGAACTGAGGTTCGTCTGCAGTGCCAATATTCTCACTATGACAAGTCATAATTACATTGAGATCATCTCTCATCATAATACCTGCTTTAAGTACATTATAAAACTTTTGCGCAATATCAGAAAACTTCTGAAATCCTTTTTCTTGTGCTCTATCCATATACTCAAAAGCCATGAGATACTGTGAATCCTCTATAATGACATTTTTAATCTCAGGTCTTTTGGTATTGATGTAATTTAGAATCTGTCCAATAGTCTGAACATTACTTGTATTTATATAATTTCCTGTCGGATTGTCTTTATTTCAAACAGAATATTTACTACGCCATCCTTTAAATGGAAGTGGCTTTGATGCAACATTAATGATAAATGTTTGCGTAGAATCTAGATTTCTGATGCTGGAGCTCTTACCAACCCCACTGTTTCCTACAATAGCTATTAAATTCGCCATTAAAAACTAAAAGTTAAAGGTTTTTTAACTTCAGTAGTGTCTTCTTCTGAAGTTTCATCTTCATTTGCTATTTTACAAGGTATATTTCCATACTCATTCTTAAATACAGAAAAATCAGTAATTGTTTTTGGATCCGGTAGCTCTTTAAATCATCCAACACTACCTCAAAATCCAGAACATATAACTTGATTTGCTATTCCATATCTATTTTTACTGATAATTGTACTTCTTAATACTTGTCCAATTCCATCATCACCAAGAACTTTAAATCCTCTATATGTAGAAAGTTTTTCTCTAAAAGGAAAGAACAATTGAAGCACGATATCTGAATCCTGAGAAGGGCTTCCGCTGTCTTTTAAATCATTTAAGCCTGGTTCTGATAGATCAGCTTTTCTTCTTTCCATTGAAGAAGATTCTCTATTCTGTTGCATTAATGCAAATCAAGATAATGGTAACTTTCTTTTCAATGTTACCATGTAAGAGGACATTAAATCAATTTCTTGTTTTAATGTTCTACCTTCTTCACATCTAACTAATGCAAAATGATCAAGTACGCCAATCATTAATTGTTTTGGATTATTTGGAACATACACTTTCGTTGTTCCAACTTGCTTAAAGGTTCCAATTTTTTCAGCAACTTTTAAAGTATGACTATATACAGAATTTGCACTTACAGAAATATCAAGAATTATTAGATATTTAAGAATGCCATTTACTCACTCTTTTGCTTGTAATAGATAATTATAAGCATTATCATTAAGAGGTGTTTCAAAAGATAAAATGTCATTTATTGTTAAATAAATTCCAAATTCTTCCGCACAATATAATGCCATCAATTTTGCAAGTAAAATATCAGCACCAATCTCTAATGAAAAATAAATGAAATAAACAGGAGCATCTTCTGTTTCTTGTTTAAGGAGATTATAAATGATATATAAAATATATGAAGTTTTACCTACAGAACTTGCAGCACCAATTAGATAATATCTATGAGGTTGAATTCCTCCAATAATTTTATCTAGTTTTGACATTCCAGTAGATTTACCTATATTTTGACCATTTTTTCCTTTATCTATTTGACTTCAAAGTTGATCTAATATAGTCATTACAAAGTTTCATATACATTAAACGTGGTTTCAATCTCTCCTTCTTGTGGGTGCTCTTTCAAATACTTTAATTCAAGTCATTTAGCACTAATTATAAACTCACAAATCCCATAATTGATTTTTCCGTGTTCTTTACCCCATCTAAGTAATTCCATTACCTCTTTATGAGTTTCTGGATTATGCTTAATTGCAGAAGAATAAGCAAAGAAGAATTCATCTAATGTATTAAATTTCTTTGCAATATTCTTCAAAGGAAGTAATTTGCCACCTGAGTTTATAAAGGGTGGATATTCTTCAAACAATTCTTGTCCTAATTCTCCAGAATTCTTTAATCAAGATTTCATAAAATTCTTATTAAAATCAATTTCATTTGGATCAAAGACTTCTGGATTATAATCCTTTTTAATTATACCTTTTGACTTCAATGATTCGAAAATTGTCCTAAGTTGTTTACTTCCACCATTATTAAATCACTTGGCGAAGTATTCAGGATGTCCTTCCTCATCACGAGCCATAAATGTCAGATAAACCATTAATAGTTCATCTGCTGTAAGATTATATGTAATTAATAAATTTAAGATTGTATTTATTTCCAATTTAATAATGTTTAAGTTAAACAACTCAAACACCCATTTATTTATTTCTCCTTTAAAGGATATTTAATTGGAAAATAGTTCCATCTGTACTGGTGGAAAGTGCCTCTTCAATTTATCTTGAAGTATTTTACTATCCACATAATTATAGATAAAAGTGCAAATAATATCTACACTTTTTTCTACATCTTCGGACAAATAATCAATTACTTGATCTTTAGACAAACGATTTAATATTGATTGTATTTGTCCTTCTGTTAATTTAATTGTCATTAAAATCTAAATTTTGTGTTTACGATATTTTCACGTTGTCTAGTTTCAATAGATTCTCCAGCAAGAACTTTGTCTAATTGTTCTTCATTAATTGTAATAACTTTAGACGTATTAGAATTGTTAAATCAATTAACCTCTTGTGTTCCTTTTAAAACTAAAGTGAAGATTTCTGAAATTTTACCTTCTTCAAAACGAATAGCTCTGCCAATTCTCTGTGTCTTTCTAGTTTTAGAGGAATCAGTATGAAGAATTATTTCAAGATTAATACCTTGACAATCAAGTCCTTGATCAGCAGCTTTAGAAGTATGAAGAAAACCATTATTAGCTACATTAAATGCATTTATTACTGCTTTATTTTCCTTCTTTTTCTTTTCAGAATGCATTGTTCAACCACTACCAAAAGATTCCGCTTGTTTTATTGTAGACGAAAAAGTTATTCCCTTTTTATCTTTTCGAGCTTCAAGAATTTTCTTTGCAACTTCCATCTTTTTAGGATGGTTATAAATAAACTCCTTTCTCTTACGCATACAACGATTTCACTTTTGAGCAATTCCCATTACAGTATTACCATCCAGTCCCATTTTTTTAGCATAAGTACGACATTTTACAATATCTGTTGCACAAGACATGGCAAGATTAAAATCAAAACCAAATGTTGCAAAACATTGATTAAATTGACGAGTTAATTCATAATATTCCGTTAAATCTACATCTAATAAAACAAGATATTCTCTATGTGGAGACACTCATCCATTCTTCTCAGCAAGTGTAATATCTATAGTATCACAAACAGGCGCGTATTTACTAATTAATACTTCCTTTCCATCCAATCTTTCAAAAGTTGCAGTAAGTCCAAGAATGTTTTTATATGAAACTTTTTCGAACACTTTTGAAAAGGTGTCTGCTGCCATTAAATGAATTTCATCAACAACTAGAAGATCACAAGTTCAATCATACTTTACAACAGTGTTAATTATTTCTACTCTTACATTATCTAACAAACCTCTATTATCTAGTTCATCAATTCATTGTTCTTTTAACGGTTCAGTAGGTACAACAACAAGTGATGAAGATTGATCGTTTCTTTTTACAAAAGCAGATATAAGATTTAATGCCACTCTAGTCTTACCAAATCCAGTACAAGCTACAACAGTAGCAGCACCTCCTGATTTTAATCATTTAGCAAGGCATTGTTTTTGACGTTCATCTCTAGTTATCATAAAGATAGTTGTTTGTCTTCCATTTTTTCAATAATTTTATACACTTCTGATATATAATATTGATAATTAATTCTTCTTTGTTCAATTGGAATATTATCAAAT